TTCTATAAGATGCAACCCCTTTTCTATTTAAACCACCGCTAGGTGATTTTCCTTCTTTTCTTTGCCATGCAGCAGTTCTTGCCATTATATTAATCCTTTATAATACTTTTTATAACTTGGATTACTATATGTTTTTCCATCGACATTCAAGTCGATGAAACTTCCAATGTAACCACCATCAGCTTTATTAGTTCTTTTTACAATTGTTTTTACGTTTGTTGGTTTAGGGCCAGTGTTCGACGCTTGGCGCTTTCGTTTGACCGCACTCGCCTTTTGTGAAGCACTCATGGAGCGTGCTTTTGCAATAGGGACACACTTTGGATACTTCCTCTTGCTCCCTTTCGATCTCCCGCAAGGTTGATACTTGCCATCCTTCTTCGGAGCTCCAATGTCTACCCATTTCTCTGCTACCCATTTACGTAAACCACCTTGAGCCATATTAATATTTTTTTGTAACTTTTCTTCTATTGTCCATTACATTTCCACAACCTTTAGCAATCCCACCTTGATTATAATTAGATCTTGCTTTTCTTTGTTGTGATTTATTTTTTTTACCACCTGGTGTTACTTTGCCAGAACAAACGGCAGAAGCATACATATTAGCGTATGCACTTGGATACACTTTAAATTTTCTTTTTGCTGCTGCTTTTCCTCTAGCACAAAGTTTAGCCATGACTAATGTCTTGCTTTACCCCAGCCTGCAATTTGAATAGATTTCTTTTTGCCTTTTGGATTACCAACCGTATCAACTGAATCATCAGCTTTAACTTCTACTGGTCCACCCATAGCAAACACGCCTCTGCCTTTTAAAACATCAGCTTTTGTTATTTTTCCATCTTTATTCAAATCTGGAAATGACTTCTTTTTACTTGCCATTTTTTGCCTCCTTTTTACAGTTACATTCGTGACTACACAAACACTGTGTAATACCAAATACTTTACAAATTAATTCACATACTTTTTGTTTTATCTTTTTAATCATTTTATCTCCATCCTTTTTTTGCTATTTTAGGTTTTCCTTTTGTAACAAGGCCACCTTTTTTATATCCTTTTGATCCACCACATCTAAGTTTTATTTTTGGTTTATCTTGTTCTGGCTCAGGTGCCATTTTTCCTTTTTTCATTAATTCTTTTAAAGTTTTTTTATTTTCCTCTGCAATTTTTTTATTTTCTTGTAAATCGCTATCATCGTAATCGTTATTAGACATTTAATACTCCTTATTTATTTTTATTCATGTTTATCACGTCCGTTGCTTTAAGTCCATACACGGCAGCCACGACTGACACCCATAAACCAACTACCCACCACGGCATTTCTTGTAATTTTTGAAAATATAAATCAATTTTAGCTTGCATTTTATCATCTTCTGCAAAAACACTATAAGCCAATAAAAACAAGGGCGATGAAATCGTTATAAGTATGAATTCGTCCTTCCAATCGTTTTTTTGATTCTCAAATACTTTACCGGTGTACTCAATTTCACCTCTTTTCATTTTTTCTGCATGTAAAAGAGCAGCTTCTGACATTGCAACTTCAGATTTTTTCTTATTTTTGTAAATATCTAGACCAGCTTTAATACCTTGGCCTAATAATCCCCAAGGAAACATTATTTTTTACCTTTTTTTGATTTTCCAGCTTGAGAAAGTGCGATTGCAATTGCTTGTTTACGGCTTTTCACCTTTTTTTTGCTTTTGCCAATGTTAAGTTCACCTTTTTTGAACTCTCTCATCACTTTTTTTACTTTTTTTTCTGCTTTATTCATTACATTCCATCCTTATTTTTAAGTTCGTGTTGTAAAACTGTTTTTGTTAATGAAGTATCCGCTCTTAAATTTGCTAATTCTTCATTTTGATCTAGTTTTTGTTGCGTTGACATTTGATTCATCATTGCTCTCATCTTATCTAGATTGATTCTTTCCTCAGATTCTTTTTCTTTTCTATAATTTTCTTGTGCTCTAAGATCTAATTCTCTTGCTCTTAGTTTTGCAATAGGATCATTATCAAATTGAGAAGTAATTTCTTTTTCTTCCTTCATAAATTCTTCCATCATCTCAGCAATCAATACAGCTTTTCTTGATTCAATTCTTTCAGATAACATTCTGATCTGCATTTGCATTTGTGGATCTTGCATTGCTTGTGGATTTTGTTGCATCATTTGTAATTGTTGTAATTCATTTCTGAATTCTATTTCTACTTGCTCTTGAGCCATTAAAGAAATGTGTTCAAAAATATTTTTTTCTAATGCAGCCATTACCACAGGGTTATTTCTAGCCATGTTCGTCGCCATGAAATTTAAATGCGCCGTCATGTGCGCTCGGTGATCTTGTCCTGGAAATGCTTGGAATGGTGTCCCAGCAAGAGAGTCAATATGTTCTAATGCTGGGTCCTTTGGTTGTGGGGGTTGTGGACGAATTAGTATTCTATCAATATCTTTAACACCTAATGCTTCATACATATTTCTAAATACTTCATATTGATTATGTAATTGTGGATTAGACATTGCCAATTGCAGTTCCGTTTGCGCAAGGGAAATACGCTGTGTTTGAGAAAATATGTTTGGATCCGCAATCGGCAAAATATCTACTCGGTCATCAAAGTCTTGTTGTTTAATAACTCTTTGACCACCGACCACTTCGTAAGGGTACTCAGCAGGTAGATAAAGTTTAAAAACTCTTGCTAATAATTTAAATTCTTGTTTGAGTGCTGCGTAAATTCTTTTGTGTATCGCAGACATCGTTCGCGATCCTCTTTCCAGCAACGCAACTGTCGTGCCCACCGCGGCTTGCTGATTCCCATCCCCTACTTGCAAGTCTGCTATGGAAGCAAATCTTTGACCTGCAGTAACAACGACACCCATAAGCTGTAAGAGAGTTTGACTAGGCTCTTTAAATGGTAACATCATAAATGAATCTTTAATGTTTCCTCCAGGTGCATCTACATCTCTAAATTCATCGGGTTGTATTGCCTGTGCATCATCTCTAATTCTTATACCTCGTTGTTTAAAACCAGCAGGTAAGTTAGATAAAGTACCTGCATCTAGTAATTGTCTTAGGGCAGATGTAGCAGTTCGTGATAAACCGCCAATCATGTGGATCAAACCAAAACCATAAAAACCTAGTCCTGGTAAAAATTTAAAATGTACAAAATATTGTATTTTAGATTTTTTAGGATCATCTACTTCATAATTTCTTTTAATAGATAAAATTTCTCTTGAGTTTTCTTCTAAGGTTACAATGTAAGGAAGTTTAATTCCTGTTGGTTCACCATCAGGTCCTACATCTTCAAAACCTTCTAAATCTAAATTTACATGACATTCTAATAACGTAAATATATCATCGTCTCTACCTGATTTAGTTCTTCCTTCTAATTCATTTTCTTTTTTCTCAATGTCATCTTCATTCAATTGACCTGGTTGTAATTCAATGTCTCGGTAAAATCCTGCCACTTGTTGTTTACGCATTTCATTTTCAGAAATTCTCACACGGTGGATAATTGCTTCTGCATCATCTAAAGAAGTCGCTGTATAAGGAATAATTAAATCATCAGCAGGGACAAATTTAGATACTGCTCTTTGCATGACTTCATCATAATATACTTTTTTAAAAGAAGATCCTGCAAGAGGTAAATAAAATAACATTTGATCAAACTCAGGTTCGTATTCTTTCATTTGATCCATGAGTTGATAATTCATAAAATCTTTTACACGAGCTGCTTGTTGAGTTTTTTCTGGACTTGGAATTCCCATAACTTGTGTTCGGACAGGGCCATCCGCAGGTAATAATTCTTTGTACGCCAAAGCTTGAAATTGAGTCACAGCTTCTGCTAATACAGGGTGAGTTGCACCTGACGCACCAGAGAAAGGTTCACTTCTATTTTCATATTTAAATCCTAATAGATCTAAACCTGTTTTGTATGAACTTTCCCAATCTTTTCTTGAATTTTTATAATCTTGATAATTACTAAATAAGGTAGAACCTAAAGGTCCTAATACTTCATCGGGTAAATGTTCTGCTAAGTTAGTATAATGATTTTCCGCTCCTTCTACAGCAGCAATTGCTGGATCATAATTAATATCTACAGATCCATCTTCGTTTTGTGTAAATTCAACAGGCTGACCAGCTTCAGCAATTTGCTCTTGTTCTTCAAGTTGCGCTTGTTCTATTTCTTCAGGTGCTGGAACGTTTATTGTTTGCTCTACGTTCGGTAGAGACTTGTCTATGTCTGCCATTTATTTTCTCCAATTTGTCAGATGTATCATTATTATACTTAATATTCAAGCCTTGTGGTAGAGGACCTGATTTAGGAGGTATTGTTGTAGTTAGTTTAGTCTTCTGTAATAATTTTTTTAACATTATCTATTGGATCTATGATCTCCTCTTCAAAATCTTTGTAATAATCGTCTTTACCCATTCTATAAACATCTTGATATTCTTCAAATTGACCAGGTACATCAATAATTTCTCCTGTTTCTGGATTAACTTCTTTAGAAGGTTTGATATAAACTGTCTCAGCGGTATTGCCATTATCTGTTTTATATCTAACTCTAATTGCTTCAGGGCCATCAATTACTTCCATATCTTTATGCGTTCTTACTTCCCCATCTTTTAATTTAGAAAATCCACTAGCTTTCTTTTTAACAGTATCAACAACTGTCCAAAAATTATCTTTGACCCAAGACCAACCTTGT